GGACAAGTCGTTATTGAAGTAGATGATGTTTCTGACGTTTCGTATAATGATGCAACTGGAATTGCTACTTGGACTCCAGGTGATTATAGTGAATTAGAACAGTATAATCCTACAATTACTTATACTATAAGTGCAAACAATCAGACTCTTGAAACAGCAACAAATTCTCTTGATATTTCAAGCATTTTGAATGAAGGAGATAACGAAATTGTAGTAAAAACAAAAGTAGTAATACAATTATCTGAAAAGAGCTATAATATGACTTTTAGTGATGATGTTGACGCAATAGCAACTCATATTGATACATCTACTGGACTAAAGAAATTGACAGTTAAACTACCAAAAGCATTATCTAGTATGGGCGTTATTGGTAATGGTACTGATATTTATATTGTTGGTGGTGTAGACGAAAACAATGCGGTTTCTGGTACAATTTATAAAATGAATTGTTTAAATAATACAATCACTGAATTTGCTACATTGCCAGCTGGTATAGCTAACCCCGCAATAGGTATTTATGATGGATACTTACACGTTGTTGGTGGTTTAATAAGCGGAAGCAATTTTGGTACAATTACGTATACAATGCATCATGGTACTGCAACAAGAGTAAGATATAAAGTAAATCTATCTACTGCGGAAGTAACTTCTTATGATATTCCAAGATTAGGTAGTGGACTAAATTGGATGCCATATATGCAAATGAACGGTGTTGGTCAATATGGTACTAAAATATATATGTTAGGTGGTACTGATTTCCAAAGTACTGTTAGACCAAATGTATTATATTTTAACTTATTAACTGAGACATATACAGATTTAGGTCAAATTATGCCATATACAGGCGCTTATAATTTAGATAATACTGCCGTAGCGCAAGATGTCGCCGCATCACTTAGTTCATTAGTATTTGCTGGAGGAGAATATAACAGCAGTTCAAGTTCTGTAGTTAATGAAATATTTACATTCTCTCCTTCTAGTTCAACAACAACAAAGAAAACCGCGCATTTGCCAGATACAGCTATGTATGCATCTGCAGCCGTATATAGAAATAAAGCTTATATTGCTGGTGGTGTAAATGCAAGTAACAATGCGGTACAATCTTTATGTAGCTACAATTTAACTAATGACACTACAACAGTAGTTGAAGCAAATGCATTTGAAAATGGTATCTTTAGACATGGAATGACTACTGCAAATAATGCTTTATATATCTTCGGCGGTAAGAATGGTTTAAATCAAACTTTAGATACTATTTATAGATATAGAGCTGAGTAATAAAAGTCTGAGTTTTACTTTTGAAAAACTAAATATTTTCTGCTATATTAATAATAGAAGAAAAGGATAAAGGCACGCAACTCCACAATTTTATTTATATGTAGTTTATTTTAGTTGGCTGCATAATACCTTTTCTTCTTTATTTTAATTGTAGTTTTGGAGTGGTATAATGGCGAAAAATAATAAGACCGAAATGAAATTTGACTTTAACAAAGAACAAAAGGAATTGTCAAGGTTAATTCTAGAACGTAATGATGACGGCAAAATAATTTTTTGTGAAGGAAGAGCGGGAACAGGTAAGAACTTTACTGCGATTTGAAGTTGTATTAAAAAGAAAGAAGATTTACAACACATTGAGCTATACTATACACGCGCAATCGTAGGTGTAGATGATGAAGAGATAGGATTTTTACCTGGCGATGTAAAAGATAAATTTGATGAATATACCTATCCATTGATAGATAACTTACACGCAATTGAGGAATTATCTTGTGGAGCTTATAATGCTAATAGTTTAAAAGCTCAATGGCAAACTTCTCCAATTGCTTTTATAAGAGGTAGAACTTTTAACCAATCAATGTTTATTATAGATGAATGTCAAAATCTAAGCTATATGCAATTAAAAACTATTTTAACAAGAATTGGACAATATAGTACATTTATTTTATTAGGCGATCCAGATCAAATAGATAATGTTAAACAACAAAAGAAAAAGAAAAGACGTGGTTATTGTGATTTTGAAATGGTAATGAATTGGCTAAGTAAAAAAGGTATTAGTGTAGTTCATATGACTGAAGTTAGAAGAAGCGGCATGGCTGGATTGTTAAATGATTGGTTTGAAGAATTAGAAAAACAAGAAGATATGGAAAATTAAAATGAATAAAAAGACTAATAGAGTATATAAATTAAAACCAAGTTATGTATGTCATTGTTATGGAAAGTATTTTGATGACATAAAACATTTTCTTGATGAAAATTACAACACTAATTTTATTTTAGATAGTCGTATTTCTATTATATCTCCAATGAATAAAGGATGTTATGATAATTCCTACTTAGTAAAACAATGCGGATTAAACAATATTAAACTACTTCAATCTGAAAAAGTGTTTAATGTATCAAAAGAAGATTGAACTAATATTTTAAAAATTGAAGCTATTATTGAATTACTTGAAAAAGTTAATACTGAATATGTTTTAATTCTTGATGGTAAAGATACTTGCGTAATGAATGATTTAGATGCAGATTTTATTAATAAGTTTAAACAATATAATGCGGATATAGTTTATAATGCTTCAAAAGAAAGATATCCTTGAGTGTCATTAGAATCATATGAATTTATAAAAATTAATCATTCTAAATTCATTAATGCTGGTATATGTATAGGATATAGAGATAAACTGTTAGACTTTTATAAAGAATGCTTAAATAATATCAATGACATAGTTCTAGGATATGACAAAAAACCAAGTGAGCAATATATTATTAGAAAAACAGCTACAAGCACTAAAATAATAGTTAGGTGCGATTATAATTTTATACTTTTTACTTCTCCTGAGACAATATAAGTGAGCAAATTTGATAAATGCTCACTTTTTTTCTATAATATTATTGGGTAAGAAGAATATGATAAAGAGGTGTTTATTAAAATGTCTAAAAAATTAAGCAAATGGCTTGATGAATTTGTAGATAATGGTGCTGATGCATCTAATGTAGCTGAATGGCCTGAGAATGCTGGTGGTGGAAGCGGAAATTGAATTTTAAAACAAATAGACACTGCAGACAAAACTTTCGCAATTAATTATCAACCAATTATCGATTTATTAGATCAAAATGGTTATGATACTAATTTAAGTTTAGGTGAATTACAAGAGCAAGATTTGCCTTTCGTTCACTATCCATTAACATGTGTTTATAATTGAGGTACTACACTTAACATAGAAATAGGTAGTACATATGCAATAAATATTACGGGTGGAGGTTTTAATTTAGATATTAGTGTACATGATTCTACAACTCCATTAAAAGATATTTTCGCAAATGCTCCTAAGACTACTGAAACTGATTCTGGTGGTAGTAGTGACACTTATTTATTACCTTGGTTTGATATAACACCAGTAAATGAGTAATAATGATTAAATATTTTGTAAGAACAACAAACGAAAGGACTCTTGATGAGTCCTTTTCTCAAATTGAATATGAGTTATTAATTGATAAAGAGCATAAACCAGTAGAAAGTTTTATTAAGCAATTAGAACAAATAAGCGATTATGATACAGTACTACTAGAAGATGATGTGGTTTTATGTAAAAATTTTAAAGAAGAAATTGAAAAGATTATTGAGCAAAATAAAGACTATATTATCAATTTTTTCACAAAGCCTAATGATTATTTCACATCAAATTACAATCAATTTTTTACATATAATCAATGTACTTATTACCCTAAAGATGTTGGTAAGATTTTAGCAAATCAAATGAAAAAAGATATGTTGAATATGAGAGGTTCTGGCTATGATACTATAGAAATGAGAAGTATCAATAAATTAAAACTAATAGTTTATAATTATAGACCGTGCTTAGTTCAACATAAAGATGTGAAAAGTTTAATTAGTAAATCAAACAGTACTGGTAATAGAATCACACCATTCTTTAAAGACTATTTAGATAAATATAATATTGATTACAATAATCCTAAATCAGTATTTGAAAATATAGACAACCTAAAAAAAGAAAAAGAAGATTTTGTAATCAAAATAAGAAATCAAAAATAAAATTTAAGCGAAAATATCGATTTTTTCTTGACAAAAACGCAAAATTTTTATATAATATATTTGTAAATAAATAATACAAAACAATAGAAAGGAAGAAATTGTATGGAATTAAAAGATTTACTTGATTATGTAGAAGGACTAGGCTCTAACTTAACTAAGATTGAGATTAAGGTAGCGGCGCAAGATGGTTCATATTTCGTCGATGAAACAAAGGAAACATATGTTTATGAAGATGAAGTAGATGCTAATGAAAAAGTAGATGAAGTTCGTCAAAATAGCGGTTTCAAAGGCGTAGATAAAAAAGACAAAGAAGCCAAGTATAATAAAGATGGCGATATGACTAAACCTGAAAGTCATACAGTAGTAGCAAAGTTACTACACTAATTAATTAAGGGTGGTGATGCTATGGCATACGGTAGTTCTGGTATCTATTGTATCACAAATAGTTTAACAGGTAAAAAGTATATAGGACAAACAAATAATTTAGCAAAGCGTAAAGTGCAGCATTTATCTGCATTAAGAACTCACGTTCACGATAATCGTCTAATGCAAGCGGACTGAGATGCGGACCCAAATGCAGAAAAACACTTTACTTTTGAAATTATTGAAAAATGTCCACAATGTAAAATGAATGAACGAGAAAACTATTGGATTCAAGAATTAGAAACTTGGGCACCTAATGGTTATAATATAAATTGGAAACCTGTCAACAGAGAAAAAATTAGAGAAATGAAAAAGAAAAAAGGTTACCATAAAACTCGTTAATTCAATCAAAATTATAGATAAGCGTGAGTTTTGCTCCGCTTACTTTTTAGGGGCTTAGTGTAATGGCAGCACAGAGGTCTTCAAAACCTTAGAAAGCCGAGTCCAAACCGGCTGGTGCGGGTTCGAGTCCTGCAGCCCCTGCCAGATAAAGTAAAATTTGATTTTTACCTTATTTTTTATTATTTTATTACTAGGGTAAGAAAAAATTAAATGAGGTGTTTAAAATGGCAAAACAATTAAATAAGTGATTAGATGAGTTTGTAGAAAACGGCGCTGACCCTAAGAATGTTATTGAATGGCCTGAAAATGCAGGTGGAGGTTCTTCTATGATTTTAGAACCACTTCATTCTGGTCAAGCAATTAAAGTTACAATTGATTTTAGTATATATACTTATACAGACAAAGGGGCTGGTTGGGATTATATTGCAGATTTTATCCCTGGTTCAGTAGATAGTACACAACAACGATTAGTTATTGATGGTTCTAAAACAGACACTAATAACTGTATGAAAATATATGGTCAAGCTCAAGATGAATCTGGATATCTATTCTTTTTAACTACCTGGTGGGATTATACATCATTATCTAATGAAGTTTTTGTAGAAACAGGAAGTACTCCTATAGTAGAATTTACTATCTCAGTTGCAGATGTACCAAATGATTGGATGAACAGAATTCCTTGTAATGTAGAAAATGGAATTAAAATTGAATTTATAGATGCTAATAACTAATTAATATGAAACAATACGGCAATAAATTAGATATTACTAATGCAGTTGCCAACTCAGAAGAAGTAATCATAAAACTAAAACAATTCTTTAAAACTCAAGGGGACATAAGCGCCCCTTGTTCAGGTTATTGACTACTTACTGATGGAACTCTTTTGAATTGCGGCGCTCATGGTGGTATTGATAGTTTTTTAATTAAAGAAGGTTATATTCTTAATTTATCAGACCATTTTGATTTTTACGATGGTAGTCAATTTATGGATTATATAAATGCTGTTCGTATTCGCAATGAAGTTCCGCATTTATATTATCCAGCTTATTTAACATTACCAAAAAACAATCTTACTGAACAACAATGAATTAAAGTAAAAGAATGATTGCAAAAAGTGTTAACTAATTGTACTACATATCTAATTATTGATTGTGATGGTTTTACTAAAAATTATCATAATTTTGAAGATGAAGATGCAATAGATGATATTAAAATGTGGTATCGAACTAAAAAATTATAGGAGTTGATAAAATGAAATACTATGTAAGAACAACAGGAGAAAGAGATTTAAGTGCTTATTCTTTTTTAGATTATACTCCGCTTTATGATTATGAACATAAACCAGTTCCATCTTTTATTAAACAAATGAGAATTATCTCTGAAGATGATGCTTTATTTATGGAAGATGATATTATCTTTTGTAAGGATTTTAAAAATAAAGTTCAAGAGGTAATAAATAAGTATCCTAACAAAATTATTAATTTTTTCTTTCAACCTCTTGCATATCTATTGCCTGGTGAAGTAGAAGGTAGACGTTTCCTTTATAATCAATGTGTCTACTATCCGAAAGGAGTTGCGGCGAAAATTGCTGATGAAATGCAAAGATTGGTTGATAATGGAATAAAATGGACTCAATATGACGAAATTCAAGCCGCGGCTATGAATAATCTAGGTTTAAATTTTATTAATTATCGTCCTTGTTTAGTTCAACATATCGGTGCGAAAAGTTTATTAGGAAACAAATGAATGGCAGATGCAAAGACTATTTATTTCATTGATGATATTGAAGGCATGGATTATGATAATTGTAAATTGATGCTTGAGTATGGTTATCAACAGTATGATAAATTAGGAATAAAATATACAAAACCAAAAGTTATATATAAGAATAAAGAACAAAAATAAAAGACCTAAATTAATAGGTCTTTTTATTTTTAGTATTGGGCTGAAACATCAGTTGGAGCTTCACCCCAACCATCTGCTGTTAAAACTCTACCATATAAATTTTCGTTTGCAGCAAATACTACACTTTCTGGTAGAGTCGTAATTTCAGCAATATCACTAAGATAATTTCCATCTTGTATATTACTAAAATCTCCTTCTGCAACAACAGCAAAATCTGTTAACCATTGATAAGTTTCTCCTCCAGCAACTCTACTACTTAAACAACATAATAGTTGATTTTTAGCTTCATTTAAAGTAAAAGCTATACCTAATTGATCTTGTTCATTATCTTCATATACTTTTACAATTCCACCTTGTAAATAAAATCCTAAACAACACAATGTATTAGTATAACCTGGATCTAAAGATTCAATAGTAATAAAGAAATCAGTATTTAAGTTTACAGTAATAGTTGAACCTTCTTTAAATCCAACAAAATCACCACTGCCGCCACCACCAGCATTCTCAGGTCATTCAGTTACGTCACTAGCATCAGCGCCATTCTCTACGAATTCGTCTAACCACTCATTTAATTTCTTCGCCATTTTAAATACCTCGTTTATTTTTCTTACCCATTTATATTATAACAATATTCGGGGGAGGTAGTCAATTTTAGGAATATTTTTCTATTTGCTTTTTGTAACTTAATATTGACAAAATCAAAAAAATTGACTACAATACTATTATAAAGGAAGTATAAGGAGTAATTATAAATGATAATTAAATGTTATAATGAGAAACATCCTTGGCTATTATTCCTAGATATTGAGTTTGACCAAACACAATTAGTCCAATTTTCAGGTGCACTATTCAAAAGAATAGATGAAGATACTTATCAACTAGCATCTACTATAACTCAATATGTTACAGCATCAGTTAGTGTTTATTTTCAAGATTACACTAGAATAACTCAAGATTTTCTTGCTACTAATGGAGTTCCACTAGATAGTTTGAAAGATTTAATTTTTGGTGAAGTTCTTAAAGACATTAATATGGATGATTTAATGATTATTAGCCACGGACTTAAAAATGATAGATTAGTATTAAAAGAAAATGGAATTAATTTTAATTATTATATAGATGCAGAAGGAAAAACAAAACCTATTGATGGCTACTGCACTTTTAATAATGCTAAACGAATTCTTGAAAGAGAAAAGAAATTAAAACTTGAAGACATTGCGGAGGAAGCAGGCTACTATCTAAGTTGCGCGCATAATGCTTATAATGATATGTGGGCTACTGTTTCAGTATTTACATTCTTAAAGAAAATAGATTATGAAAGGAAGATGTTAAAGAATGAAAGTAATTAATTTAAGCGACTTAAAAATTGAGAATTTAGAAGGAGAACATTTTACATTAGTAACTAATTTAGAATGTCCAGATTTAGATGATAGTTTAGTAAATATTGATAAGTATATTTATAGCACTATAAGAAAAAATTTTGAAAATTATGTTGAAGGACATACCATTACTAAACCAATAGTGTTTGAATTCGTTGTGAATACAAGCGGCGCAAAACTTGATGAATATGATATAAAATCTATTGTTGATATCATTCTAGGTTCATTTAACCGTTTATTTGTTGAAACAAAGAGAAGAAACAGAGAGTATCGTTTTGGATTAACATATATTTCTGATTTTAATCAAATTAAAGATACTCAACTTCATATTATGAAGATGATTAATTATAAAACTAAGTTTGATACTTTTAATGTAATTATTAAATTTGAAACAGGCGATTCAGATATATATTATTACAATCTAATTGATTAGGCGGTGAAATTATGGATAACGCACAAAGATTTATGCGACATCTTGATATTTATACAGACGGTGCTTGTTCATCTAAAACAGAGATGGGTGGTTGAGCATTAGTTGTTGTTGAAAATGACAATATTATTTACACACAAAGTGGATATGAACCATATTCAACTAACAATAGAATGGAATTGACTGCAATTTTAAACGCATTAAGGATTGCGAATGAAGTTGAATCATCAAGAACTGAAATATCAATCATAACTGATTCCGCTTACTGTTGCAACGCTTTTTTACAAAAGTGGTATGTAAATTGGATGAACAACGGCTGGAAGACAGCAGATAAGAAAGATGTTAAAAATCAAGACCTTTGGGGTGAAGCAATTAGTTTATATATTAAAAACAAAGATAAACACACTATCACTTTTGAAAAAGTAAAAGGTCACGCAGGTCAACAATATAATGAATATGTTGATAAGTTAGCAGTAAAGAAAAGAAAAGAGTTGGAGGGATAAAATGAGAATATTGGTGTTAGTACCAAATAATTTAACAAACTTAGAATATTGTATGAAAATATGGGAAAAATTAAGTCCAGAAATCCAACAAAAGAGTTTTTGTATTCCTATGTATATGCAATATTTAGTCGATACAAAACAAGTGAAAGATCAAACAGAAGCGTTCTTTTATGCGATGCGCGCGGCAGAAATGGTTTATAAAGATATTAAACTTGGTGATACTGGAATTATATTTGGAAATATGAGTAAAGATTATCGTTTTGATACAATTTTTAATTTCCAAAATAATAAATATGCTATGTATAAAGATTATTTTATTGAAGCATTAAATGAAGTAATTAAACCAGATGGCGAAGATGATTCCGCTTACAAGATATTATCTCAATACACATCAAATTTACATGAAGCGAATGAAAGTACATTGATATTAATGGATATTGACGCCGCTTCTGAGTTCTTAAATAAATATGCCGCAACAGATGTAGAACAAACATTGAAAGATTTACGAACACAATATTTAGAAAAATTAGATACAATTAAAGCAGAAGGTAAAGCTTCTATGGAAGCGAAGGTATTAAACAATGGCGGAATTAACTAGAGTAACTACAAAGAAACCTAATCTAGATATGCTTGATGATACACAAAGACTTGCTGTTGAAAGCGTAGTAAATGAAAATGAACAAAATGTAGTTATTCAAGCGAACGCAGGTAGTGGAAAAACACTTACGTTGACTATGGCTATTGGTAATTACAGATACGAGTATATCAACGACTCTATTGTAGCAATCACATTTACTCGTGCGGCAAAAGCGGAGATGGAAGATAGATTACATACAATGGGTATTTATGATGTTGATGTCGCAACTATTCACGCGTGGGCAAAAACAAGATTAGATAAGTTTGCAAAACAATATAATATTACATTAGCAATTATACAAGAGCCTGAAATTAAGAAAATTTTAAAAGAAAAAATAGTTCCTGAATATTTAAGAACGCATAGAGCAATTAGAACAGTAAATGTTGAAATTCTTTATAGTTTTATCGCAGGAGCAAAGAATATGGATGTAAGTGATAATTATAAGAAAACTCTTTTGGCTCTTGAAGAAAGATATAAAGCTTACAAGAAAGAAAATGGTTTATATGATTTTGGAGATTATCCTAAATACTTACTTGATATAATGCTACAATATGATGAATATATTTATGATATTGATGCATTATTTGTAGATGAATTCCAAGATGTAGACCCTGACCAATTTGATGTATTTACAAGAGTAGATACAAAAAAGAAATTCTATATTGGCGATTTAAAACAATCAATCTATCAATTTCGCGGCGCTGATGGCGAAGTTTTTGATAAATTAGATGACTTTAAACAATACAACTTACAATATAATTATCGTAGCTATCAAGCAATTATTGATTTTGCTACTGAATTTTATATGAGTAACAGAGCGGCTCTAGATATGGGCATAGAAAATACTATTACAGACTTTGTTCCTACTGGACGTAATAATGGCTTGGTTACTTGTGCTAGAGGAGATGGCGGCGAAGTTTATGTAATGTATGAACCAAGTTGGACTGATGAGTATAACTGTGATAAACATACAGAAAAAGGTAGTTCGACTCTTGAAGGTGTCGCCGCATTTAAATATTTTATGAGTTTAAATCCTCAAGTTTTATGTAGAACAAATAAACAAGTTCGCGAGTTATGTGCAAGCGGACTTAATGCTACTACAATACATCAAGCAAAAGGATTGGAATATAAAAATGTATTAATTGTTGACTTTACTGTTGGTACAGAAGAAGACTTAAATATTGCTTATGTAGGATTAACAAGAGCAGAAGATAAATTAATGATTATTAGTTATAAAGTTTTATTAGAACTATTACAAACAAGTTATAAAAAATCTTTATTTTAGAGGTGATGATATGGACTTACAACACGCATATCACGATATAAATAAGCCTTTGTTGCATTATAAACGAGAAGTATGATATAATGATAGTAAAGGAATTAACAGATTAAATGAGTTGGCGAAAATTCTTGGATTAAAAAGCTTAAAAATATGCGGCGAAAAAGATGATGAGAATGATATTGCTATTATTAAAACTAATAATGCTGGTGATGGATTAATTCTTGAAAATTGTCATCTTGAAGTTGAAATTTTTGATTATTATGAAAGTATGTTAGTAAAAGATAAGGAAGGTAATAAGACTTCTCTAAAACGAGGTGAGAAGAATGTCATATAGTAATGATTGGAGTATAAGTGGAATCAGTGGATTAACAAGTTTAAAAGATTGTTATCAATGAAATGGAGAAAAAAGATTAAATAACTTTATTTTCTTACGTAGACATAGCGTAGAGCCGCAAGGACAAACTGGAACTTCAATAATCTATTCTAATCCAGGATATATTCCAGTTGCTATGAAAAATAACGGTGATTTGAGCTTAGTTAGAAGACAAGGTGGAAAATGAGGGCATTATATAATTCCTGGCTTTTTAATTGGAAACGATAATATAGAAGCTCTTGGATGCTTTTCTACTAATTGAAGTAATGAGTCAAATGGTTTTCGTCATAATCAAATGCATTACTATGATACAACCTATAGTCCATCAACTGCAAAAAACTGAAGATATTTAGGTTATTATCCAATAATAATATCTTATTTAGAAAATTTTAGTCATGATAATTCTTATGCTCTAACAGATTTACCATCTATTTATCATACCGATGATAATAAAATAGCGTATTGAACAGGAACAACAGGTGATTCTTCTTGTATAATACAGTCTACTGATACAATTTTTGGAATTGTTTTGTATCGATATCATCATTATGGGTTTGAAATTGATCAATCTCTTTCTGTTACTAGCTCAAATACCTTTGCTAGTAATACTCTTACTGCACATAGGACTTACGATGTAAAAGGGTCATACAGTGCTACTATTAGTCAAATAACTCATTGAATTGATTTCAACAATGATATAGTTTTATCTAATGTATCTGATATGCTATTTTTTAAATCAACAGATTATTATTCTTTTGATGAAATATCTTCTGAAATGAGTACTATAAAAGATATAATGATAAATAGAAATCCTTATAAAATAACTGCAAAAACAGATATAGAAGTAAAAGGCGCTGTAAATGTAGAAAGATTTATACCATGATATACTACCAGTAGCTGGTCTGTAAATATTCCATCATCGATAACTGGCGAACAAAATATAGATATACCAAGTTTAGTAATGAGTGGAGCTGATTGTAAAATTAATGTAAATACGACTTCACAAATTAAACTACCAATACTTTTTAGTGCAAATAAATATATATATTCTTCTTTAAATATAGATGACAGTTGAACTACTCAAACTTCTAGTGATTATATAGGAGTTGCATATAAAAGTATAGGTCCTGTTTTAGCAGATCTTAAATACTATTATCAATTAGATGATAGTAATCATTTTAATATATTTCAACCATCAACTAGTTTCTTTAGTTGTCCAGTAGTTTTAACAAAAAGTTCACAAACTTTAATTTTCCAACCACAATGAGACCAAAGAATTAATGGTTGGGGTTATAGAGTATATGTAGGTTCTTTTTCTGCATCATATGATAGAACAGGTGGAACAATATCATTTAAAGTGTTTACTCCGAATGGCCCTGAAAATGTCACTTTATCTATTACTGATGACAGTGATGGTGATAGTACATTAATTAGTACTGGAGGACGTATTTGATGGGATGGAATAAATCATACTGCAGGTAAACCTGGTTGTTTATCTTATCAACAAGATCCAACAGATTATACCTTAAGTCACTGAGAAAATTTTGGTCTGTCTGTAGATTTAAAACCTATCTCAATTCCTACTTGATATACTAGTGCAACCTCTTCAGAGAGACGTTATGGCTGAACTAATAATTTAAGCCGCGTAATTTATGGAAAAATGAGTTTATTTTACTATAATTCTGTACATGATCTTTGCTATTCTCAAGATAGTAATATTGTGACAATACCAGCAAATTCTAATCATTATATAAGTACTTCTCTTACTACCATTCCTGTTTGAAGCGAATTGAAATGAGGTTTTAATAATTATGGAGAGTCCGATTTAAAATACTCTACGACTTGAGGAACAAAACCAGATACATCATGAGTTAATGGCGCTTTTGAAAACTCAAAACGTAGAGCTACTGTAGGATTAGTATCTTTCGGAGCTGAAGGATCTTTCTGATATAATATATATCAACCAACTTATGATATTTCAAAATCTGGTATGTATAATTTTAGTTTTGATGATAGCTTTACAGGTTCAGTTGCTCTAGAGTCATGAGATGATGGTACTAACTCTTGAAGATTAGTAGCTTATCTTTCATATGTAAAAGGAAGTGCCTCTTCAACTATATCATTAAATAGAATTGATCTTATACAAACTTCGCATTCTGGCAGTACAAGTACTTATAGCTTTAGTGATACTTATTATTTTAGAACAGCTAAATTTTTAGTTGCAACACCTACCATTCATACTTATACAAAAGTTAATGAAAGCGATTCAAATTACAATCCAATGAATTTAACTGATGAAGATACGGGAGAATCTGAATATGCTGCATATTATACAATAAATGAAACAGTTACAGCAAATACTATCGTTGTGACCTTTGGTGATGGCACATATTCATTAACAATAGGATCTGATAGATATACAACTATTAAATACAATACAACTAGTGGCGGAGGAGCAACTTCAGAATATTATATGGTATATGATAAAACTTTGAATAGAATCTGTTATTATATGACTTATTCTAGCAATGAAGATTCTTATAGTGATTATTTATCTTTTACAATTACTGAAATATACTCTTACTAATAATAAAACAAAAGACCTATTCTTAGGTCTTTTCTTTTCGCTAAAATTTTCATAAAAATATTTGACAAACATAAAATTTTATTCTATAATAATAATAGAATGAAATATAGAAAGAAAGAAAGAAGGAAATAAAAATGTTTATAGAATTTCATGACCCTAATCCAATAATGATTAATGTAGATAATATACAAGGTTTTTGGTATGACGAAAATTATGAACGTACTTGTATTGCAATGATAAACGATTATGAGTTTAAAGTTACAGAAAGTTATCAAGAAGTAATAGATAAAATTACAAAAGCATTAAGTTATGAATATTAGAAAGGAAATAACAATGAGAACAATAGAAGATTTTGCTATGATGGAGCCTATGCGTTATTATGACAATCCAGAACCAACTACACCATCAGCAATACAGAAACGTCAAGATATGATAGATAATAAAGACAATAAATATATTGCTACTGAGAAACACGATGGTGATTGGGGAATGTTTATTCATTACTCAAAAGGCAACAATTTAATCCGCAGTCGTAGTATTAGTAAAGTTACAGGTAAATATGGAGATTTAACTGCTAAACTACCACATCTTGCGGCAGAAATGGATGAATGGCCTGACAATAGTGTTGTGTTAGCAGAGATTTGTTGGGAACAATATGGAACCAATGCTAATACAGTAGGAACAATATTAAGATGTTTACCACCAAAGGCAGTAGAAAGACAAAAAGAAAATAAATTATATGGCTTGGTTTTTGATATGCTTATGTGGGATGGAATTGATTTTACTGGTATTGGATATAGTTTACGTGTTGGTACGTGTCAAAGAGAATTTGGTCTATATGGAGATTATAGCTCTCATTATTTTAGAGTAACAGATGTTTTCTTTGATAATTTCGCCGAAGAGGCAGATAGAATTATTTCCGCGGGTGGAGAAGGATTAGTTATACAATTAAAAAATAATCAATATGCGCCAGGCACTAGAACTGCTTGGAATACATTAAAAATGAAGCAGAGTTTGCCGCATATGGAATTAAAAGTAGTATCAACAATAGAACCAAATAAATTGTACGATGGTATGATGCCAGAAAGTTGGAGATATTTTGAAGTTCGCGATGAAAATGGTATTCATAAATATGATAAGAACTTTACCGACGCACAAGGAGATTTTGAAAATCCAGATTGGGAAGGAGTAGGTGTTCATGAAACACAATATAAGCCACTTCCTAATGCAATTTTTGTTCCTGTTACTAAACCTTATTATATGGGTTGGAAAAATGGCGTTAATGTAGATTTTAATGGGGTAATTGTTTCTGTCACTTCTGGTTTAACAGATGAGGATAGAGAATGGCTCGCAACAGAGCAAGCGGCGCAAATGATTGCTAATGGAGAACTTTTTGCCGAGATTAAAGCAATGAGTGTTAATAGTCAAAATAGTTTAAGACATCCTTGTTTAGTACGTTTAAGGAATGATATGTAATTACTTTAAAATTTGCTTTATCTTCAAAACTTTACTATAATATATTTAAAGCTGGTGAAGTTTTGGAGTTGATGAAGTATGATTTTTAAAGGCGATTTTGAAACTCTAATGCAGTTAGGCTATCATACAGATGTTTATTGTACATATTTCTTCAAAACAGTAACACGCTGAGGAGGAATTTTTATAGATGTTAGAACTCGTGAAATTACAACCGAAGGAGTTAGTATAGATGACCTTACTGTAAGACAAGAGTTAGAAAAGATAAAAGAATATATAGATTAGAAAGGAATAGAATATAAATGAAAAAGAATGATGTAGTAAATCACCCATCTCATTACACAGATGGTAAAATTGAAGTAATTGATTTTATTGAAGATAAAGGATTAGGTTTTTGCTTAGGAAATGCAGTTAAATACATTTCAAGAGCAGGTAAGAAATATCCTGATAAAGAAATCGAAGATTTAGAAAAGGCAATTTGGTATATCAAGCGCCGCATTAAAGAGTTAAAAAGTGGTGAGCCAGAAAAGATTAATGAACGTCTTGAGGAAATGATTGAAAAAGAAGGGTTAAATAAAGATTTAACACCTACATGTCCTGAAGTTAAAGTAGTACCACTAGACAATTCAAAAGGAATTACCGATATGGCTGATACAGCACCTAGAGGTCTTCGTGCTAAAACTAATGTTTATGATGAAGTAATTCCAACAGCGACAAAGGTTTTATCAAAAGAAGAAGAAAAAGAAATTTGGAATTCTTTATATAACCTTTTGCATAGTGTAGATCCAAATTACACTCGTGAACAATTTGACAAAGATTTAGATGAGGCAAAGCAAACAGTTAAAAAAGAAATGCCAACTTTAATGGATTTTTCAAAACTTTATAAATAATTCGAATTTTAACGGCTTCGTGCCGTTTTTGAATCTGAGCAATGAATGTACAAACCATTCTAGTACATTTATCTCATAATGGAAGGTGATTAAAGGATGGGACAACAAATTAAAATTAAAAAAATTAGAAAAAGAAATGGCACTGAACAAGCATTTGATATTAATAAGGTAAAAAATGCCATAAAGAAAGCCAATGAATCTGTTGAAGAACAATACAGATTAAATGAGCCTACTTTTAACAGTGTCATTAATACGTTAATAGGAATATTAAATAGGTATTCCGTAATTGACGTAGAAACAGTACAAGACTTTGTTGAAAAAACACTTATGAAGTATAATTGTTATGAAGTAGCAAAATCTTATGTACTTTATCGAGAAGAAAGAAAGAAAAGCAAACTCTTAAATGATGATGAGGAAAAAATCGTATCTATTTGTAATACAACAAATGAAGACGTAAGCGGCGATAATGCAAACAAAAGACCTACACAAAACAATACAATGCGTGACTATATTGCTGGTGTAGAATGTAAATCAATCGCACGTAAAATATTACCAAAGACCATTATTCAAGCGCACGATTCAGGTTTAATTCATTACCACGATATGGATTATGCTCCAGTGCAACCAATGAGTAATTGTTGTTTAGTAAACACATTTGATATGATAACAAATGGATTTCAAATGGGTGATGCAAAGATAGAGCCACCTCATACTTTCTCAACAGGAGAAAATTTAATGGCACAAACTGCATTACACATTAGTAGCACTCAATATGGCGGACAAACCCACTCTGTTGCCGCATTAGCTCACTTAGTTGAAAGAACAAGACAAAAGGCAAGACAAAAATATCAAGGATATACAAGTTTATCTGAAGAAGATAGACAATTATTGGTAGAACAAGATGTGTATGAAGATATTAAGAAAGGTGTTCAAACTTTCCAATATCAAGTAATTACAATGAGTTCTGCAAATGGTCAAACACCTTTTATCTCTCTTGTATTAAATTTGGCTGAAGCAATGACAGTAGAAGAGAGAAGAGATTTAGCCGCAATTATTGAAGAAGTATTAACTCAAAGAAAACAAGGTATTAAAAATAATCGAGGAAAATGGATTGGACCTTTATTCCCAAAATTATTATATTTTATGTGTGATGGTTTAAATGTTAAACCAACTGACCCTTATTACTATTTAACTGAACTTGCGGCAGAATGTGAAGTAACTCGTATGCAACCAGATGTTGTTAGTGAAAAGAAGAGTCGTGAAGCTAAAGATGGATTAATGATACCAAGTATGGGTTGCCGCAGTTTCTTAACTCCATATTGGACAACAAAGAAATATTATCAAAATCGTAATACTCCAGGTTG